CGAGGTGCATGCCAAGCACTACACGGAACTGCCAGGGTTCCAGTGGAAGATGGCGTATTGGGTTGGCGAGAACGCTGCCAGCATGGTGCTGGCTAGGTCGTGGCTGATCGACCAGGGCCACGATTTCGAATTGGTGTGGGACATGGCTGAGCATCCCAACGGTGAGTACTTGGGTTGGTTGCTGCTCACGGACTACGAGACCGAGTCATGGAAAGAGATCAACGCTAGGGAGGAAGCATGACCGAAAACGTCACAATCCGACTGCACCCAGATTCAGCGAAAGCGATCCGCAAGATTTGGGATCACTATCACAATCAGATTCAGAAAGGGCAACGCTCAGGCTTGCCCGTTGATGTGCTTTTCGTGTTAAAACTTTTAGACACGCTTATCAACGACGAGGAGGAGGAACAAGCATGAGCGGCTACATCATCCTCATGCTGCTGTTCATAGTCGGCACAATCCTCCTCGCCCACCACATGGGCAAGGACTACGGCTACGAGCACGGCTACAACGACGCACGCCATGACATTCTGTGTGCCGAATGCAGGATGTCAGAGGGCCGTGCCATAATAGAACCAACCAATTACACATATCACATGGAAGGGAAGTGATTCGGATGACACTCATCCGTGAGCGCAACGCGCTCGATGCCACGCTCACCAACGTGAGCAACGAAAGCACCCTCGCTGGGGTGCTAGATGCAGCCGACCTCAACTACGAGGTGGCATTGCAGGAACTGTACTCGCAAGTGATCACACCCAACGGCGTGACCACCGTGCAGTACGAGCACTCAGGTGTGATCCGCATGGACAACCTCGCCCCACTGGGCGTGGTCGGCGAGCGGTACACACCCATCCAGAACGCTGACGCATTCGAACCCCTGCAGTACCTGCACGACGAGGGATTCATTGCCGAGTTCGAACAGGCAGGCAGCGTCAACGGTGGGCAGCGTGCCTTCATCGTGGCCCGACTGAACCGTGACATCAGCCTCACCGATGAGCACCACGCACGTGTGCTGTTCTCCACCAGCCACGACGGCAGTGGCGCGTACTCAGTGCGGGCTATCGCTCAGCGTTTGTTCTGCGCCAACCAGATCCCACGCCTCAACAGGCTCGGGCTGAAGGTGTCATCGATCCGGCACACACACTCAGCCACACAGCGTGTGGCTCAGGTGAAGCACGCCGTGCTGGCTGAGATGAACTGGTTCGATGAGTACACATGGTGGTATGACAAGATGCTCGCCACCCCGGCGGGCACGGCACGCACCAGTGCCTACGTCAATCAGGTAGCACCGCTACCGCCGAAGGACAAGGCAACGCAACGGCAGATGAACACTGCCGTGAAGCGTCAACGTGAAGTGATGGGCCGCATCAACGGGCCACACAACACCAACATCGCAGGCACTGTGGCTGCCCTGTTCCAAGGGGCAGTGGAGTACAGCGACTACGACGCACGTGGCAACAACGCCGAGCGCATCCTCCTCGGACGTGACCTCACCTTCAAGCAGCGTGCATGGGATGCCGCGCTCGCCCTCGTCTAGGGGGCGGGCGTGGCCCGGAAGCAGAAGCACTACCACCTGTTCGGGTGGTGTGCGACAGGCGACCACTTGGAATGCAAGAAAACAGTCAACGGATCAACGGGCGTATTCCACTGCGACTGCGCCTGCCACTCAGCGAAAGGACTACCACCGTGGTGACATTCAGGAACCCTCCCCGTGCTGGACGTGACGAGGTGTACGAGAAGGTCGAAGCGTTGAAGGCGAACCCCGGAGAGTGGGGCATCGTCCGCACCTACGAGCACACCAAGCGGGAGCAGCGTGCAGCGCACACGTACGCATCACACATCCGCAAAGGCAGGTTCCCTGCCTACCGAGGCTGCGATGCGATGGCCTGCACCGAGGCCGACGGTGTTCACGTGTACGCGAAGTGGGTCACCGATGGCGCGACCGTCACCCCGTGAAGTGAAGGCTGTCGCTGCAGCGTTGGATGCCGAGTACGACGACATCGACGACGCAGCAAGAGCCGTGATCACAGCACTGGACGAGGTGCGGGCGACCAAGGATCAATGGATCGTGGTCGCTCGCCCCCTCGCCAATGGCCCCATCGTTTCGGTCGGGCCGTGGACAACCCACAACCAGGCAGCCAAAGCAAGCACATCGATTGTGTCAGCGCACAAGGAACCAACCGACGGCACAGGCATGGCCGTCGTGAAGATGTATCAACCTGACTGGATCAACAAACTCAACACATGACGAGGCGGGGCCACCCCACACATGGCCCCGCCTCTATTTTTTTTGCCCACTAGTACGGGCTTTGCCCGCCTAGAGCCTTCACTAACTGGCGCATGCCACGCTCAATCAACTGATCCACACGCTGCGCACTGATACCCCACTGATCACCGATGTCTTGCAGCGTGGCCTCATTCACGTACCGAAGAGAGATGATCCCGTATGTTCGGGCATCCAACTTCGACATCGCAGCATCCACATCAGCGATCATCGCCAGCAAATCATTGCCCTCGTTCGCCAGTTTCTTACGGCGACCACCCATCTCAGCAGGATCCAGCACCTGATTCGCTGAGTCCTTATCGCCACTACCCCACACCTTGATCAACGCCTCCAGCAGGGCAGGCCGATAGAAGTACTCATCCTCCATCCGATAGCCCAGCGCGGTGGCCTTCTCCTTGCGTGCGACCCGCTCGCAATGCCGACGCAGGAACGTGATCATCGCCGCCTCACCCTGCCGAACTGCGCCAGGATCCTCACGGTCCAGATACTCAGACACCTTGTCCTTGCGTCGCACTGCGTACTCGCATGCCGACTGCTTCAGGTCTTCGAACTCAACGAATCGACTGAACCTTTGATGCACTGGCCGTGCTGCGATGGCAGCCAGTTCGACAACTGTCTGCCACGTGTCATCGTCGTACATCCTGCAATCACCTGTGCAGGTTCTTGATGTACGGCAGCACGTGCGGGATCAGTTCCCGCAACACCTTCACGTCCTGCTCGCAGTGGTACACGACCTCATCCATCGCTGACTTGTCGAACGTGGCAGCCAACTGCCACTGCTCCCAACTGATCGGAGTCTTCGCTTCACCAAGTTCAAAGAACTTCTGGGCGTTGTCCAACTTGGCACTGCCGATACGCATCGATGCTGAGTTCAAGTACCAGCGGGTATCCATGTGCCACTCCACATTCACGGGCCGCTCGCCATGCTTGGCGAGGCGAGCGTTAATGAAGGGGATGTCGAACAGTTTGCTGTTGTGCCCGACGATCAACTTGTACTGCTCAAGGTGATCTCGTATGGCGACAGCAAGTTTGCTGTCGTCGATCTTGCTGCGTCCCTTCCACGGTTTCTCATCCGCACGGAACGTGGTCACCTCGCCAGTGTTGCCGTCAAGGAATGAGCAGCACAGGATCCTGCCCATCAGTCCTTTCAGGTCCGTCGTTTCTATATCGAACACGACACTAGGAATCATTCCGCATCCTCCATCTCAGAACCGAGTGCTGCATACCCGGCAATGTCCACCCACGAATCGGCCTTCGATGGGTCGTTAACGAGGCGGGCGATCTTCACGCCCACCATGCATAGGGCAACCTGCGCTGGTGTCACGGGGTGACCGAACACCACCGACCAGATGTCCGCTATGCGCTTGTGGTTTTCCCACGCTGACCCGTAGTCAGCGTGACGGTCACCATTGATGAGTGTGGCTGCAGATTGCAGAACATCTTCACGATTCACGGAGTCTCCTACTCAACAGCACCGATGAGTTCGGCGTAGTGCTGTGCTCCGTGTGACAGAATTGTACTGTTGATGTCTTCCCCCTTCGGAAGGGACACGCGCACCCCATTCGGTAGCACTTCCAACAGTTTCTTCGCCAACTCTTGGCCCGGATTCGACCCGTCTTCCTTGTCGTCGTTATCCGTAATCACCAACACCCGACCGATCCCATCGAAGCAGCGAGCGAAGTGCCGCTTGTATCCATTCACTCCCGGCAACGCCACCGCTGGATACCCAGCCAGGGTGCTGGCGACAGCATCCAGTTCACCCTCAACCACGCACACCTGATCGATGGAATCAAGGATCGCTTGCACGTTGTACAGGTGATGCCGTTGACCAGCGGGAGAGTTGTATCGACGGTCAGCGTCCGACCGCAGCGACCTGAACTTGAACGCAACACAACCTGACGGTGTCAGGTACGGGATCGACAGCATCCCAGTGAAGTGATCCTCGTGCCCAGGTGCAGGCTCGGCGACGTAGCCGAGCAGGAACCTCTCGGCCCCATCCACTAGCCCACGTTCAGTGAGGTAATGCTCAGCCGGTGAACCGGCTAGTTCAGCGTGGTACTGGTGCGCAGCACGAGTCCACATGTCAATCAGTTTCTGATTCGGTTTCACTCTTCATCCAGTTCATCGATCAGTTCCCAGATGTGTTCCTCGCCGTCGCCCCAGATCCGCATCATCAGAACGCACGGGTCATAGCCCTGAGCCAGTGACTTCCATTCCTCTTTCAGCATTGGTGCGCCGTCATGCGCAGCACAGAACGGCAACGTCACCCACCCTTGCGATGCTCCGTAAGCGAGCCAACCTTCCAGGGTTTCAACGTCAGCCATCTACTCGGGCCGAGACAGGTCGCCGTACTTGTCGATAGCGGGCCAGTCGAAGCGGGCTGGATGCTCCAGCCGCAACTCCAACGCCTCCTCATATGTCTCGGGTATCTGATGCTGGTGCGTATTCAAGATGACATCGAACTTCAGATCCGGTGGGATGTGCTCGCCGCACTCAATGAACTCAGCCTTGGCATCTTCGGTCACTGACACGTACACGTACTCGCTACCCCAATCCAACTCGGCAGCATCAGTCACCTTGTTGTCATCAAGAAAGCGCAGCAAGGTACGCAGATCCTCAACTGTCCGCACGTCCGCACGGACGTAGGCGTAGCCACTCATCTCAATCTTCATCAGCAGTCCTTTATCTTCTTCCCGATTGTTAATGCGTGCTTGCTGCTCCAGTGGTGTCGACCCTCTAGCCCTTTCTTCTTGGGATATGGATCTAGTTGGACGAATGCTGTGCTCCATTGCACATACTTCGGTGCTTTGTATGGGCGCACACCAACCCATTCGGGGTAGCCAGCCCTGTCCACGTAGTGATCCCACGTCGGCTGGATCCACTGCACGATTCCGCTTCCGTATATCGAATCGGAACGCCAACCAAACGACGACTCACGTTCAGCAACACACGTCAGAAACTTCTCAGCCTTCTTGCTGTAGTGGTAGCCCCGATACTCAGGCGGATCGAAGTCCGCCTTCCCAGCCAAGGCCACCGTCAA